CGCTAGCGGCGTTCGCGGCTACTTCGTCGTAGCAACCGGCTCCGACTGGATCGAAGTATCCGGCACATCCACTGGAACGGCCATCACTGTCAACGGTGACGGCGGCACAGGCACAGCCAACGCAGGCTTCATCGAAATCGAACTCTGCGATTTCTACGCAGTCTGCGGCGTACGCGAATTTTCACTGGACATCTCCCGTGAAGAACTCGACGTCACAACGCTCCCCTGCTTCGACAGCGCAGACGACGGTTGCTCCAAACTGGCCAACTTCCGTCAAACCCAATCCGGCTTCGCTTCCGCCACTGGAACGATGACGGTGTACTTCACCGGCGACCAAGAGAACATCGCTAACCGTCTCCTCGGTTCAGCTGTCCTCAAGGATCAGACTGGTGCGCGTACCAAGCTCTACGTCTCAACGAAGAGCAACAACACGGGTGTCGATGATGCAGCCAGCCTATTTGTTGATGCTTACATCAACATCAGCGGCATGTCATTCTCGGTCAACCCCGACGACCCAACCAGCGCAGAACTTTCTTTCAATGTGAAGAGAATGGTTTCTGCCTTCGGCCTCAAAGCCTGATAAATTCAGGTTGTCGAGTGAACTACCCCGCCTTGAGACAGCGGGGTTTTTTATGCACTACGCTATAGTTCTTATGTACTAGAGGTATCTATGGCCGGACGTTTCATCGACAAGCTAAAGAAAGCTGCCCGCCTCGACCCCGTCAAAAAAGAAATCACTCTCGAAAGCGGTGAAGTCGTCGTCATGTGGGTCACCCCACTCACCGCAGCAGAACGAGAACGCGCCAAAAAAGACGCCCGCAGTGACGACCCCAACGCCTTCGCGCTCCAGCTCCTGGTACGCAAAGCCAAGGACGGCAACGGCACCCCACTCTTCGGCCCCGGCGACGTCGCCGACCTCAAGAACGCAGTCCGTGACTCCGACCTCCAATCCCTAATGCTTGCGGTACTAGGAGGGAACGATGAAGAGGACGAAGCCCTAGACATGAAAAGTCCTAACAGCGGAGCTGAGTAAAGACAACTGGCTCCTCCTCTGCATGGGAGTAGCCAAAGAATTGGGCTACACCCTCCGCCGCCTCCTCGAAGAAGTAACCGAAGAAGAACTCCTCCTCTGGAGCGCCTACTTCGGTCACCTCAACGACGAGCAGGACAAAACCATGAAAAAAGCCAAGAGAGGACGCCGCTAGAATGCTGGAACGTAGTGTTATCGGAAGGTTGTGGCAACTAATTTTCCTGTTGATATAACCCTCAGACTGAAGACCGAGGGCGTTTTACGCCAAATAAAAAAAGTAGAGGCTGCATTAGGTAACGCTCTTGCGGGGGATAAAGATACTACTAAGCTACAAAAAAAGCTATCTAAACTTGAAGCAAAACAAGTACGTATAAATAACAGAATAAAAGCAGCAAACGTGCAGGAGCTAAACGATACCTCTAAGTTAATTAAATTATTTAGGCAAGCTGCACAAGTAAGAGCATCTTACGCAAAAGACGCCGAACGAGCTGCTAAAGCAGCCGAAAGAGAAGCAAAAGCCGCAGCAACTGCAACCAGAAACGATAAAAAGCAGCGTGGCCGCAGAGCAGAAAGTATGGCTTTAGGTGCGGGCTTCCCACTGTTGATGGGCGGCGGACCAGCCCAAGTCACTGGTGCGTTGCTGGGATCAACAGTCGGCACAGGATTCGGAGGTCAAATCCTTGGTTCAGCAATTGCTCAACAGATGCAAGATGCCGTCGTGCGCGTTACTGAGTTACAAAACGCAATAAATAATCTAGACTTCACTGCACTAAAAGACAGCGCACTACTGGTAAATAAAGAGCTAGCTATACAGCTTGACATGCTGAAAGCGTCTGGAGCTGCATCTACGGCTCAAGCAGTAGCAGCGGAAGAAGTATACAAACAATTTGGTTTAGGTTCTCAAGCATCAGGGCTTATTAAAGAACGTACAGATGCTATTAAAAATGCCTGGGACAGACTCGCTGGAACGGTATCTAGTCTTATCGCGCTGTTAGCACAACCTTTTATAGCAGTTCTTGTTCCTATCCTTAATTTAGTAAGTCTTGTTGCAAAGGGCTGGACCGAGATATTTAACATAATCGCATCAATTACTAACATTCCAGGGTTAGATAAACTTTTAGGACTCCAAGGCACGGATGAAGCTGCAGGAGCAAAGTCTGTAGCCAGCCAAGCTGCAGCCCGTGCAACAAGCGACGAGCTTAAAAGCATGCAAAAACTAGCTGCACTTGAAAAAGAGCGCCGCTCTGGCAACACGACAGATGCAAAAATTGCAAATGAGCGCATTGACTTACAGAAAAAACTCAACAATATAACAGACGAATACGCAGCTAAGTTAAAAGAAATTGAACAAACACCAGCAGACATTGGCATTGGCTCACAATATAACAACTTGGTTAAAATGCGCGATCTTGAAAAAGATAGGGCTACAGCTGCTAGCAGACAAACGCAAAGACTAATAGAACAAAACGCAGAACATGAAAAAGCTCTTTCTCTTATTAAAGCCCAATCAATGCTTGATAATGGACGTATCAATGCAGCCCAACAGCGGATGTCAATGGAGAGTTCTATTGCTTCTGCCAGATCTTCAGCACTGCTAGCTGTCAATGCTCTAGAAACACAGCGTGCCACTAACGCCGGAGACACAGCAAAACAACTAGAGCTTCAAGTAAAACGAGCCAACCTTATCTATAACCAAACTGTTTTACAAGTCCAAGAAGAACAAAAGAAAGCAAAATTTACAGCACTAACAGCCGAAATAAAATTAAAAGAGCTTCAAGCTAACGTTGCACTAAAACAGGCAAAAGGAGAAGCTAACGCACTAGACTTTGCTGCAATCGAACTGCAAAAGCAAGCACTTGCCCTCACGTTAGAGGGTGTAGACGCTGCTGCACAGATTGCTCAATACAACCTCCAGGGAGCTAATGCTATCCGTCAGATGACGGTAGAACAGGCCAAATTCAACGCAGCAGCCTCTCGCGCCGGCGGTGGTGGTGGAGGCGGTGGAGGCGGTGGAGGCGGTGCAACTGTTTATGGCGGCGGCACAAGATCTATTGGTAGTGCAACAACACAGGATTTAGCTGCCGCTTTGTCTGCAGCGGGGGTGACTGGAAAATTTAGCGAAGGTCAAGCAGCAGGAATTTTGGCAGACAGACGCCAAGCACGAATAAACGCTTTTCAGGCAGCAACTAAAGGAACGCCCACCTACACGTCAGTGCCATCTGACCGCGAGCTAACGAGCGCAGGTTTTGCAGAAGGTGGCTACGTCACATCCCCAACCAACGCACTAATCGGCGAAGGCGGCGAATCAGAATACGTCATCCCTAGCAGCAAAATGCAGGAGTCTGTCAGGCGCTATTCAGCTGGTGCGCGTGGTTCGGCTGTAGTTTCTGGCGGCAACGACGCAGCCGCAGGTGGTGGCGGTGGCGGTGCTTCTTACAGCAGCGAAAACAACGCTTACGTTGGCGGTGGATCGAATCAAATCAACGTTACGACCGGCCCAGTAATCAAAATGAACGGTCAGAATTATGTATCGATGGGCGACCTGCAACGTGGTATGTCGGAAGCAGTCAACGCCGCCGAGAGCAACATGAGCAGCAGGATGCGCCGTTCATTCTCTGCACGTAGAGGAATGGGATTATGACCGAGCTTGTTTATTTCCAGCGGCTGCTAATTCCTGACGCACCAATCAACGCCCAAAATTTTGACTTAACTGCTGTTGATTTTTTGCCCTTTATTGTCGGCGGTTATTCTGACAATGCTGGCGGCGATACAGACGAAGTCCAGGTATCAATGGCCCTCGGCACAATCGATCAACGCATTATCGAAAAGCTACTTGCAGATGGTTCAACCGCCATTGTTTCTGCTGAAAGCCAAAGCCAAGTGTTCTGGCGATACCAAGGAGTCGTGACAGACGTAACAATCGATCTAACAGCAATTTCTATTGTGATCGGCTCACCATTGCAACCCGTAAGTGCAGGCAGCTTGGTCCCTGGAACGGTCCCATTCAGGTTTATGACTACAGCAAACGTCGGTAAACTACCCACAACAGGAGGTCGATAAGAATGGGTTATTACAGCGACTTTCAAGCTGCCAAGGGATGGGAATGGGATAAAAGGCGGAGCCATGAAACCGGAGACAGGCAAGCCGGAACCGGTAAGTCTTGGATGTTTGCCAAGAATCCTACCCAGGCTTATAGCAGGGGGTATGGAGGCTTCACAAAACCACCTCCACTTAATTCGTCATTCTGGTCTAGAAATAGCCCTGGAGCGTGGGTTTCTAAAGATCTCAAGCCCAGGAAAGAAAAAACCCAAACTGCACCAGTAGCAAACAAAACAATATCAACTTATGCTTTAAACGCAGGTCAGGCTATTGCCGGACTTGGGGACAGCATCCCAATTTTGTTTGGTAAATACACCGGAACATCTGGTGGATTTGTAACAGCCCCTAGTGCTGTTTATCAACGAATGCACAGCCAGGGTGTATTTGAATGGTGCCGCACTGCCTATGTCATCGGAGAAGGTGGGGTCGTTTTAAACCCATCCGATGATCGAGGCGTCAGAACCGGCAGAAAAAGCCTGAGCTTAGGTGATGATCGCTACTGGTCTTACTTGTTCACCAATGGAGCGACAGCCAATAATGACCCATCCCTTGCCAACACAATCGGTTTCGGACAGTTCAAAGCTTTTGAAGATCTAACGCCAGCAGGTGAATTTTTAACTGGAACGATTAGCGGCGGTGAAGTTCGCTGTTTTTCGCAAACGTTCGACGGCAACGAAGCTTTTGGTTTTAGCGGTGAAGAGCAAGAATGCGATGAAGCAAGCGGCGGAGGGCCCAGCGAAGGTCAAATACAACCGCTCAATTTAAATGTTGTGCGCGCCACAGTCTCAAACACGCGATCCGTAAAAGCCACAGAAGTTGGTTTAGCCGTCAATCTACAAACAACTGGATCTGACAAAAACGAAATCGCACCAGCTGGCAGCCTTTGGGTCAAAGAAAACTATGATCCAAACACCCCATATACTGTCTATAGAATTGTATCTGTCGCCGAAAAATTATCAACCAGTTACTCCTATTTATACCGCAAAGACGCAAACAATAGACTAGAGAATAGCAAAACTTACGCTCGTTATCAACAAGAATGGAGTGAAGGTAAGCGATGGCTGCAAATATTGGACAAAGATCTTCGACCAGCTAAAGAGTTCGAGTTTAACGGACAAACGTATCCGACTCAAATACACAGCGTTAGAGATTTTGTTGGGAAAGTAGGAACAACGTATGCGCCTTACTCTGAAGCAAATAGGAATCGAACAAACACACCAGCAACAGGCTTTGCAATGCCTGCACCTAATTCGTGTTTGCCACCTGATTACATAAGTATCTTGTCAGATCCGACAAATCCTAAGATGATGTTTCGCATCTTTTGGCGTCCTTTCTCCTCAACAAGTAACAGTTGGCGAGAATTAACACGCAAACCATTGGTGGCTGCTTGTGTAGATGCAACAATTATGTTTACTACTTTAAAAATTCAGCATCCCAGTGAGTCAGCAGCCGAATTCCGTTTCGAGCCTGTCACACCAGATGATTTTGCCCGTAATTATATGAAATACAACGAGATTTTAAACGAAGCTGGCATTGAATACACGGCAGAGAGTGATGGAAAATTTCCAGTCATTTACGAGCGTAATTCTTCACCAGTAAGAATAGACCTGAACGATGGTTACAAACTGGAATTTGTAGGTGGTTTTTCAAGGTTTTCCGGCAACGTTGACATTGATGGACAAACCAGTAACTATTCAGTTGGCATCAGTTACGTCAACGAAATCTTGCCCGACGCCCCAAAATATCCATACATGGCAACCGCTGTCTTAAACACACGCGGATACAAAGGCATGTCATCACAAGGTGGCTTGTCTGTTTACTACGACAACGGCGCAGAAATCCAGCTACTAGAAAGCGGCACCGCCGGTTCTTCAAACCTTTTCCCTGAACTTGCCAACTACCTACTAACAACTTTCCCTGGTGCGACATCAGGCTCAGTGCCAATCACATCAATTGACACGGCATCATTCCTAAAAGCCATCACCTTTACTCGCGGCAAAGGTCTGTTCTATGACGGCGTAATTGCAAACCGCTCTGGAACGTTTGAGTTTATTGCCGAAAACGCTGAATACTTCCTTCTGCGCTTTGGCATGAACAAAGGGCTTTACAGCTTCTTTATTGCAACCGAAGACAGCCAGGGCAGCGGAAGCACAGCTGCACCAAACCAAGTTTTAACCCTTAGCGACATTATTGCCGACTCATTTTCTATTGAATACGCAACGCTAAAAGACCGAGAGCCAGCATTTGTTACTGTTGCGTACCGTCACCAAGAGCAATACCTCCCCGGTGAGCAACGAACTGTCACTGTTGCACCTGACAAGTACACCGGCTCAAACATCATCAGTTATGACTTAAGCGAGTTCTGCACAACTGAAAAACACGCAGCTACCTACGCCAAATTTGCGCTTGCCTCACGTCTATCAACTACACACACAGTGCAGTTCACCACATTCCTGGAACGCATCGATTTAACACCCGGCAGATTGTTCAAATTTGATCTAGCCGTTGAAACCAGTGCCGGGAAGACTTACACCAACACAGACCAATACCAAATCATCAGCACCGCGTACCAGGAAGATGGCACCGTCGCGGTTTCCGCTGCTTTTATGCCAACAGACTTCTCTACACTTGTTTTTGGGGACACCTACAGGATCGTTCGATGACTTACCCCGCAATCAACCCCACATCACGCAGTTGGACACCTGGCCAATTTGGTCAAGCCAGCTTTGATTCTGCCAGTGGAGCGGAAGTACGCATTCGTTACGGCAGCGTTGCGACACGCCACACATTGGGGCTCGGCTACAGCAACATCAGCGAGACCAACGCCATCGCATTTAACGATGACTATGCAAGCCGCCAAGGTGAGTTTGAGACGTTCACTCTGCCAAAAGAAGTGTTTGCAGGAATGACCAATGCTTTCGGAGTCGGCATCAACCGTTGGCGATACACCGGACCACCCTCAATAGAATCAGTCAAACCAGGCATCTACAATGTGTCTGTGAGCTTGATTGCTGTTTTGGGTTGACCTAGACTGGAGCCATGGCAGAGTATTTTACTGGCATCAACGGAAGCCTTCTAGTCGACGGCTCCAAGGTTGCAAAGCTCTCCGACTGGAGCTTTACAGCTGAGACGTCAACCCTAGAGACAACATCTCTTGGGGAGTTTGCACGAACCTACATACCCGGAATCCAATCATTTAGCGGTTCATCAACGGCCTACTACTACGTCACTGCGGGCAACACCGTCGAAGCATCAACGCTTTACGACACAGTAATTCGTACCGGCGCGCCCGATGCCGGACCAATACACACAATCAAACTCCAACTAGCTGGAACGCCAAACCGTGAAGTGGAGTTCAAATGCGTTGTCACCTCTGTCTCAATTAACTGCGCAGCCGGAAACCTAGTAACGGCCAACATTGCGTTCACAGCATCTGGAGCACTAACAGCAGCTTCAATGGCTGGCTAACCATGGCAGTTTTTCTCGGCAGCTCTGGAACGGTCCAGCTCAACCGCACCAGTGACGGCAGAACGCTGTCTACAAGCATCGATCCTGCGGACGTAACGCCAAGCGTCAAGCGTTTGAGCTTCGATTTTCAGCAGCACGAGTTCATGACAGGTGACCTGCTGGAGTTCACTCGCATCAACCCAGACGGAACCAACAGCACCAGCGATCTAGATTTTGTCGATCCTGCAAGTATGCCAGGAGGTGCTCAATCCCCCCAAATGCAGTGGTACGTCAACGTCGACGAATCCAAAGGCATGTCGCTCTACCGCACCTGGGACGATGCCTTAGAGAATGACAATACAAAAGCTGCTTCGCTTCTCGTCCCAAGCAGCACTTATCCAATCGAAGTACAACTAAAGAACAACCTTTGGCATTGTTTAGGGGAAGTTGCCAGCTACGAGCTAAACAACAATCGAAACACCGCTGATGTTACCTCGCTCGGCGATTCGTTTGCTGAAAGAATTAGCACACTAATATCCGGCTCTGGCAACCTTGAAACGTTTTGGAGCTACGAAGCCTTCGATTGCGGCGACACCCCCAGTACAGAACGAGAAACCAGTCACTACCTGCACCAACTGATACTCAGGCAACACCTTGGAGCGACATTCCAAGCTCGTTTGTTCATGAAAGTACCTTCCGCCAAGTCAATGGAGGGCTACGGTGACGAGACAATGGTTTATTACGACGTCACAGGTGTGATTTCAGACATTGGAATCAGTTTCTCGCCTGATGAGCCTGTACGCAGCTTGATTTCTTTTGTTACCACTGGCCCAATCAAGCTATTGAGCGCCAAGAGGCGTAATTTGATCCTGAACACCACAGGCGGCAGCATTGTTCAGCAGAACAACCAAGGAAACTTGCTACTGCAAGCGCCCTAAAATCAAGTAAAGAGGTTTTGTCCAATGGCTGATCTGAAGGTCACACAGCTGAATCAGATTGCAGCCGCTGACGTCGCGTTCGATGACGTGATGCTCATTGTTGACATCTCAGCGGACGAAGATAAAAAATTAACTGCAGCCGATGTTGTCGAGGCAGGGCTAAGGAACACACCTGCCGGGCAATTTCCAGGCTACATCATTGCCGACAACTCTTTAGACGGTAACGCGCTAATCGATGGCACGGTATCCGGCGCAAAGATTGGCGACAACGAGATAGAAGGCAACCACTTAAATCTAGACAGCGTCCACGGCACTGCTTTTCTCTACGCAGGCACAAGCAAAGGCCATATCGCTGCCGGTTCCATAGGCACTGCCGATGTCGGCAACAATCAAATCACACAAGCACTACTAGCTGACAACTCAGCTGGTGCGTCTGAAGTTCTTGCCAACAACATCTCAGGATCCGCCACCCTTGGCAGCAAGATCCATATCGAAGCAGGGTCGATCGGTACAGCTGACATTGCTGATGGCTCGATCACTGATGTCAAGCTGGCATCAGGTAGCGGTGGCCTAGTCCCTGTTGGCGGCATCACTGATGTTGACGTTGCAGCAAACGCTCAGATCCAAGTCAGCAAACTTGAAGACGCTGGCCTAAACCAAGTGCTTGCCGGACCAGCAACTGGCGGATTAGCTGGCCCCGTATCAGCCCGCTCTTTGGTTGGTGCGGACCTACCCGTCGCAACTGATTTCGATCTTGGCGCAGTGAGCGTCCCATTCTTTGGCGGCCTAACGGTTGCCGGTGGCGCGCTTTCAATTGCAAACACCACTTTCGGTCAAGATCTTGGTTATATCGCCTACGACAACAACGGTTTAATCCAAAACGCCAGGCCAATCAATTCAACAGATCTACCTGTTGGATCCGCTGCCCAAATGGGCATCTTGCAGATTGGCATTGGCTTACAGCAAGATTCC